ATGCCACAGATAGCTACTCCAGTAGGATTATTAGAGCCACATAAAATACAAGCAGCTCTAGCAGAATCAATCTTAATACAAGATAGTCCTTATATACCTGATTGGGCATTAGCTGTTGAATTATTAATTCTAGTGATAACAGTAACTTTTGTCTGGTTATGTATAAATATTTTTGGAATGACGGCAGGAATAACATTGACCAGTCTATTATTTTTTTCAACAATATTTTTTGGACATTGGTTTATTCAACGTGGAGTCTTAATTGATGTAAGTTGGACTTTAATATCACAATTTATTACAGCTTCTATAGGTTTTTATCTTAGATTTAGAGAACAATATAAATTAAGACAACAAGTAAAAAAACAATTTGGTAAATATCTTGACCCTAGAATGGTTAAAAAATTACAAGATAATCCAGAACTTTGTAAAGTAAATGGTAATAGAGTTAATTGCAGCATTATATTTACAGACCTTAGAGGATTTACTAGTTTATCTGAATCAGTAGAACCTGAAATGGTTACATACATTATGAATAATGTATTAGATGTACAAGTTAAAGCAGCTAATAAATATTTTGGATGTACTGATAAGTTTATTGGTGATGCAGGTATGTTTCATTGGAATACAATAATTCCACAAGATGACCATCATAATTTAGCTTTACAAGCAGCACAAGAAATAGAAAAAAATATAGACCAGTTAAATATTAAATTTAAAGAAGAAGGTATACCTGAGATAGCAATAGGTATTGGAGTTAATAGCGGTATTTGTATTGCAGGTAACTTTGGAGCTACTGATAGATTTGCATTTTCTCTTATAGGCGACCCATGTAATGTTGCTGCAAGATTAGAATCAAGTACCAAAGTTGCAGGTGTAGGAACATTAATAGGCGAAGAAACTGCCAAAAAGTCTAAATTTAAGTTAAAATTATTAGAACCAATAGAGGTTAAAGGCAAGTCTAAACCATTACAGGTATATACATGGGGAAACGATGAGTAAAGTTTTAATTGGAATAATAGTAGTTTTAGGATTAAGTAGCTATTTGTTATGGAATGAAAACTCTAAACTCTCTGCTCTTAATCAAGCTTTTGAATTAAGAAACCAAGAACAAAAATTAGCAATAGAATCATTACAAAATGACTTTGCTTTACAAACAGAAGGTTTATTAGAAATACAAGCACGCAACCAAGAAATACAACAAGAAATGTCAAGGTATCTTGACATATTTAAACGTCACGATTTAACCAGATTAGCAGCAGCTAAACCTGGACTAATACAACCTAGAATAAATAAAGGAACTAAAGATGTATTTGATAGCATTGAAGAAGATAGTCGTAACATCGACAGTCTTGATAATGGCTTGCAGTTGCAGTCTGATACCAAGTAAACAACAGGTTGAGGTTATATCTAAACCTATAGAAAGAACTATTGTACAGCCTATTATGCCTAGGGAAATAGACCTAAAAGACCCTTATTGGTATGTTGTATCAAATAAAAATATTGATGAATTTTTAGTACAAGTAGAAAAAGACCAAGGACAATTAGTATTTGTTGCTATGTCAGTCCCTGATTATGAGTTGATGGCATATAATATGCAGGAATTAAAGAGGTACATAAATGAACTTAAAGAAGTTGTCGTCTATTATAGAAAAGTTACTACAACAAAAGAGGAATAGCAGTATGAACATATCACAAGAAGGTTTATCCCTTATTAAAAAATTTGAAGGTTGTGAGTTGGAAGCATATAAATGTGCAGCAGGAGTTTTAACAATAGGATATGGTTCAACTAAAGGCGTTAAAGAAGGCGACACTATTACCCAGGAAGAAGCAGATAAGTTACTTTTGCATGAAATGGAAGAATATGAAGGTTATATAAATGATGCAGTAACTGTTGATTTAAAACAAAATCAATTTGATGCATTAGTATCTTGGGTATTTAATTTAGGACCAGCAAATTTAAAAGCTTCTACTATGTTAAAAGTATTAAATACTAAAGAATATGATGATGTTCCAGCACAAATAAAACGCTGGAATAAAGCAGGTGGTAAAGTTTTACAAGGACTTATCAGAAGAAGAGAAGCAGAAGCCTTACTTTTTGAAGGTAAAGAATGGCACGAGGTATAAATAATGCCATTAAGAAAGTATGTATTTAAACCAGGTATAAATAAAGAAGGTACTAATTATAGTAACGAAGGTGGTTGGTTTGATGCAGATAAAGTTAGATTTAGAAAAGGTAGACCTGAAAGAATAGGTGGATGGGAAAAACAAAGCACAAATAATTTTATAGGCACTTGTAGAAAAATATATCCATATAAAACTTCTGTAGGTACAGATTATATTACTTTAGGAACACATCAAAAATTTTATGTATTAGAAGGAAATAGTTACAATGATGTTACCCCCATACGAGAAACAGCGACTAATGCTATTACTTTTTCTGCTACTGATGGCAGCACTACTATAACTGCAACTGATACTGACCATGGAGCAGTTACAGGAGATTTTGTTACATTTAGTCAAGCTGTAAGTCTTGGCGGCAATATAACAGCTACAGTTTTAAATCAAGAATATCAAATAGATTCAGTACCTACTGCTAATACATACACATTTACAGCTACAGCAACAGCTAATTCTAGTGATACTGGTAATGGTGGCTCTGGTGTAGATGGAGCTTATCAGTTAAATTCTGGATTAGATGTATATGTACAATCTACAGGTTGGGGTGCGGGTACATGGGGTGTAGGTGCTTGGGGTTCTACAAGTAATTTAGTATCAAGTAATCAGTTAAGATTATGGTCAATAGATAATTTTGGTGATGACACTATATTAAATCCTAGGTCTGGCGGTATTTATTACTGGGATGAGTCTGCTGGTGGTAATACAAGAGCAGTAAATGTTACAAGTTTAGGTGGTGCTAGTAATGTGCCAACAAAAACATTTCAAATTATGTTATCAGATGTAGATAAACACGTTATAGCTTTTGGTTGTAATCCTATAGGTTCTTCTAATTTAGACCCTTTATTAGTTAGATTTTCAGATACAGAAAGTATTACTGATTGGACACCGACAGCAACCAATCAAGCTGGTGGAGTACAGTTATCAATGGGTTCTACAATAATAGGAGCTTTGCGAACAAGACAAGAAATACTTATATGGACTGATGTAGGTATAGTTTCTATGAGATTTGTAGGAGCACCATTTGTATTTTCATTTAATGAAGTTGCTAATGGTCCATCTTTAATATCTCCTAATGCAGCAGTTAATGCTAATAACCAAGTTTATTTTATGGATAATGGCGGATTTTATACATATGCAGGTAGTGCTCAAAGATTACCATGTACTGTATTAGACTATGTATTAAGTGATTTAAATCAAGGTCAAGCATTTAAAGTGTTTGGTGCAGTTAATAATATTGCTAATGAAATTATGTGGTTTTATCCATCAGGAGATAGTTTAGAAGTAGATAAATATGTAATGTATAACTATTTAGAACAAGTTTGGTCTATTGGCACTACAACAGATGATTTTGTTAGAACTGCATGGGATGAAGCTCATATATTAAATAATCCTATAGCAGCTAGTAAAAATAGTAGTACAAATAATAATAACTATTTGTTTGCACATGAAATAGGACATAGTAATGATGGTAGTGACTTTACTGCATATATTGAATCAAGTGATTTTGATTTAGACCCAGATGGAGAAAAGTATATGGCAGTAAATAAGATAATACCTGATATAGAATTTAGAGACCAACAATCTACTACAGATGATGTAACAATAACGATTAAAGGTAGAGATTATCCATTACAAGATTTGTCTACTTTATCAACAGTATCAGTAACTCCTGACTCTACATTTACAAATACTAGAGCAAGAAGCAGGCAATGTGCTATCAAAGTATCTAATTCATCTGCTGACTATGGTTGGAGACTAGGTGATTTAAGATTAGATATAAGACCAGATGGTAAAAGATAATGGCAAATCCTAAAACAATAGCATTACCTTTAGCACAACAAGAATATAGCACTACAGATGAAGCAGTTACAAGAAGAATTATAGAACAAGCAGTACAAGATTTAGCTATAGAAATAGATAAGTTACAAAAAATGCAAAGTGTTGTAGCAAGTAAAAGTATTAAAAGACATCAGTTTTTATTAATGGGAGGCAAAAGTGTCTGATAATTTAAAAGTTTTAGGACAATCAGCACCTGCTGCAACAACTGAAACAGTTCTTTATACAGTTCCTGATATGACTCAAACAACTATAAGTTCTATAGTTATATGTAATAGAAATAATAGTAATCATAGTTATAGGATAAATGTATCTGTAGCAGGAGCTACAACAAGTAATAAAGAGTATTTGTTTTATGATGTAACAAGTACAGCAAATACAACACAAGCTCATGTAATTGGTATAACATTAAATCAAACAGATGTAGTAAAGGTGTATGCAAGTGCAGAACACTTAAGCTTTAGTCTTTTTGGTTGCGAAACAACAGAGGAAGATAGGTAATGGACATTCAACAACAAACTAAAAATGTAGCAGCTCAAGGTCGTTTTGGCGATTCTATGCTTCTTCATGTAAATCCTGCAGAAGTTCAAGGATTAGCATCAGAAGTACCTTTAACTGTAAATCCTGAAACAGGACAACCAGAAGCATTTTTACCTTTTTTAGCTCCAATTTTAGGTTCAATGGTAGGTAGTTCTCTTTTAACAGGTGCAGGTGCTGGAGCATTAGGTGGTTTAATAGGTGCTAAAGGATTATCTGCAGCAGCAGCAGCAGGTATAGGAGCAGGTTTAGCTACATATGCACAAACAGGTGGCTCTGGTAGTAAAGCATTATTATCAGGTCTTACAGCAGGTATGGGAGCTAAAGCTTTAAATACAGCAGCACAAGGGGTAACACCAGGAGTAGATGCGGTAGCAACAGGAACAACAGATGCTATTGGACAAGGTGCTACAGGTGGTTTAGGAACAATTACAGGTCCAGTAACTCCTCCAATTAATCCAACACCTGTAATAACTCCGCAAACAAGTGTAATGGATACAGGTAAAGCTATATTTAGTGGTGGATTTGATGAAGGTATGAAAAATTTAGCAGGAGCGGCAATGACTCCTAGTGGAATGGTAGCAGGTACAGCAGCAGGTACAGCAGGTGTTATAGCATCACAAGAAGAGTTTGAAAGACAAATGGCTCAACTTGCAGAAGATGATGAAGAGCGTAAAAGAAGAATGTATGAAATGTATCCTGAACAAATACCTATGGCAGAAGGTGGTAGAACAGGATTCAGAAGAGGCGGTTTTGCTGATAATTTACGAGCTGCTCAAGAAAAAGTAAAAGATGAAGCTATGAATTATAGCAATTTAATAGGTCAATATAATTTACCTTCAAGAAGAACAACTAGACCAATAGGTCGTGGTTTTATGCCAGGTTTTATGCCTGAGTATTCTTACTTTGAAAATATGAATCCAAGTGCTACATCTTTGGGTTATGACCCGTTAGGTAATTTTCAAAATCCTCAATCTTATCAAGGAGGATATAGCCAACCTTCTAGAGGTAGAGGTGGCTTTGGTGGTCTTTTTGGTGGTAATCGTGGAGGTTATAGACCACAACCTCAATTACAATCTCCTATGCAACCTCCTCAATTTGCAGGATATGGTAATCCATTTATGCAATCACCTAACTATCAAGGATTTTATGGTGTACCACAAATGCAACAAATGATTAATCCATATGCAGCATTTTCACAAATGCCAATGCCTTATCAACCATATCAACCATATACACCTCCAGTAGAAACACCTCCAGATGATGGCGGTGGTACTGGTGGTGGAACAGGCGGTGGTGGAACTCCCCCTATAGACCCACCAATAGATATACCTGGTGATGGACTTGGGCGTAAAGGAGCTGTTACAAATCCTGACCCTATAGCACCACCAGATGATTTTGTTAATCCTATTGTTAATCCACCTGTAGGCGGACCAGTAGAACCTCCAATAACACCTCCTATAACTATGCCTCCAATGCCACCATCTATAGGTAGACCAGGAGAGCCTCCTATTAATGTTCCTGGAGGAACACCAGGTTTTTATGATAGACCGACTCCACCATTACCTGACCCTATAGCATCACCTCCTTCAATAACAATACCTATTGAAGGTGGAGCAGATGTAACAATACCTGACTATAGTAGACCTCAACCTCCTAGACCAGAACCTAGACCAGAGCCTAGACCGCCACAACCAGTAGTACAACCTGTACCAGAACCAATAGCACCTCCTGCTATAGTAGAACCACCTGTTATAACACCTCCTACAATAGAGCCTCCAATGAGGAGACCAGAGCCACCTATGTCAATAGGCGGACCAGGCGGTGGTAATATGACTGGTAGAGAAGAATTAGCATTAGCTAATGCAACTGTTGGAGATATAAAACCACCAAAAATAATGTCAAGCACTCCAATAAAAACAACAAGAGAAGCACTTGGACCAGTAGACACAAGAGACTACGCAAGTATGACCGATGATGAAATAAGAAAATTTATTCCACAAATTAGTTATGGCGGACCTGGAAATAGACAAACTGTTGATATAGGTCAAGCACAAATAGATGAATTTAGGTTACAAAAAACAGACCCTCAATTATTTAGTCAATTAATGAAAGATATATCTTCAGGAAATGCTTTACCTGAAAATTATGATAATCCAATAGCTAAACAAATGGCAGAAAGAGACCAAGCTAGCAGAGCAAAATTTGCAGAATTTCAACGTAATAATCCTGTAACACCAGCAGTAGCACCACCTCCACCAGATGGAACACCAGAAAATCCGTTTCCAATGCAACCTGTAAAAACACCATTTGTTCCAGTTACAGCACCTCCTGTTCAATCAGTAACAACACCACAGCCTATAGGTCAAGCACCACAACCTCCTCAAACTGGTGGAATACCAGTAACAGGTGGTGGACCATTAGGTAGTGGAATATTACCTGTAGCTAATTTACCTTCAGGACCAACAGCTCCAACTGCACCTGCACCAAGAGCTATACAAGGACCAACAGGACCAGCTATGGGTGGTATAAGTGCAGTACCTACACCAGCAGCACCAGCTAATCAAAGAGGTAATTCAGGTAATGTTGAAATGACGCAACAACCTAAACCACCTATGAGTGGAGGTATCTTTGGAGCACCTATGTTTGCAGAAGGTGGAGATACTAGTAAAGAACTACCTAATGAAGGCTTAAAAGCTTTAGCTAAAACAGAAAAAGGTAGAGAAGCTGTAGAAGCAATGGGTTATCAAGAAGGCGGTCAAACAGATATGATGCAAGACCCAGTAACACAAGATGTAATTATGTTTATTCTTGGTGAGACTGATAATGAAAATGCAATCAATGCTTTCGTAGAAAAATATGGTGCTGAACAGTTTATGTTCTTAAGAGATAAAATCTTAAAACAAGCAGCAGGCAATCCAGATGCACAAACAGAAGGCTTAATACAAGGTAATGGCAATAGCGGAATGGCTGATGACTTACCAGGTGTTATAGGCAATAAAGAAAAGATAGCTGTATCACAAGATGAGTTTATAGTTCCAGCAGATGTTGTATCTATGTTAGGAGATGGTAGTTCAGACGCAGGCTCTAAACAGTTATATAATATGATGGATAGAGTAAGACAAGCTAAAACTGGCGGAACAACACAAGCTCCACCGCTTAATCCACAAAAGGTATTACCAGCATGAATCAAGTAGCAGAAAAAATAGAAGTAGAAGTAGAAGAAGGTTTTGAAATATCGTTAATGCCTAGTGATAAAATAACTCTTGTATGGGAACAATGTGAAAAATTTCTAGAAAAGTCTTGCAAACGCTCTAATGGTAGAAGTACACCTAAAGATGTATTTTATGATTGTTTAAATAACAGAGCTTCATTATGGATTATCTTTGATAAAGGTAGTTTAGACATCGTTGGATGTGCCATTACAAAAATAAATCAATATCCTACTGGCAAAAGAATGTTAAACATTGACCATGTAACTGGTAAGAAGATGAATGACTGGGCTGATAGAGGGCTTAAGGTTATTTACAAATGGGCAAAAGCTAATGAATGTGCTGGCATAGAAGGAGTTGGCAGAGAAGGATTTTGGAACTGGATTAAAGCTAGAGAAGATTGGAAAAAAACAGCAGTATTCTTTGAATATGAATTTGAGGACAATGAATAATGAGATATTTTAAAGGCGGTGGTTCATCAGCACCAACAGAAACAACAGTAACACAAACAGATTTACCAGAATATGTTCAACCGTATTTTGAGCGACTTCTTAAAAGAGGAGAAGCTGAATCTAATCAACCTTACACACCTTATCAAGGTGAAAGATTAGCTTATTTTTCTCCTGATGAATTAACATCACAAGCAATGACAAGAGGATATGCACAAGCTGGCACTCCTCAAGAATATCAACTAGCTTCACAAAGAGCAGCACAATTAGGTGGACCATATGGGTCTGGTTATCAAGCTGATTACTTAGGCAATACATATGATGCACAAGGATATGGTTCAGGCTACCAAGCAGGACTAGTAGGTTCAGGTTATCAAGCAGGACAACAAAGAGAAGCTTATGATGCACAAGATTATCAACCAGGTTATCAAGCTGGATTAGTTGGCTCTGGCTATCAAGCAGGGCAAGTTAGTCAAGGTTATGATGCACAATCATATCAGCCTGGCTATCAAGCTGGATTAGTTGGTTCTGGATATCAAGCTCGTGATTTAGGATTAGGTTTTGGTGCACAAGGATTACAATCTGGTTATCAAGCACAAGATAATTTTTCTACATATAATCCAAATGCAAGACAGTCAGGTTATCAAGCAGGTCAAGTAGGACCAGAATTTCAACAGTTAGGATATGAAGAAAACATAAGTAGATTTATGTCTCCATATCAACAAGCTGTTACTGATATACAAAAAAGAGAAGCAACACGACAATCAGAAATGATGGGTGATAAAACTGCTGATGCTGCGGCTATGTCTGGTGGTTTAGGTGGTTATCGTGAAGCTATTATGCAAGCAGAACGTGAGCGTAATTTAGGTACACAACTAAGTGATATACAAGCTAAAGGCAGTCAAGCAGCTTTCCAATCAGCACAACAACAATTAGCAGCAGAAAGAGCATCAAGTTTAGATGCTTCTAAATTTGATTTGCAACAATTTACTGCTGGAGAACAAGCTAGACAAGCACAAGAACAAATGCAACAACAAGCTTTCCAAGTAAGTGAAGCAGCTAGACAAAAAGCAGCAGAAATGGGTATGACTGCTAGACAACAAAATCAAGCAGCAAGACAAGCTGAAGAACAATTTAGACAATCTGCATTTAGTCAAACAGAATCATCAAGACAAGCACAAGAGAAATTTAGACAATCTGCATATCAAGCAGGTGAGCAAGCAAGACAAGAAGCTGCTAAGTTAGGTTTAAATGCTGCACAACAAAACGAAGCTGCTAGACAAGCACAAGAAAAATTCTCACAAAGTGGATTCCAAATGACTGAGCAATCTTTTAAAAGTCAAGCAGAATTAGATTTACAAAGATATCAAGCAGGAGAACAAGCTAGACAACAAGCTTCTAAATTAGGATTAACTGCTGCTCAACAGAATGAAGCAGCACGTCAAGCCCAAGAGAAATTCTCTCAAAGTGGTTTCCAATTAACAGAAGGCTCATATCAAAAACAAGCAGAAATAGATTTAAAAAGATATCAAGCTGGAGAAGCTGCAAAACAACAAGCAGCTAAACTTGGTCTTACAGCAGCACAGCAAAACGAAGCAGCTAGACAAGCTCAAGAAAAGTTTATGCAAAGTGCATATGCTACATCAGAGAAATCATTTCAAGAACAAGGCAGACAAGACATTGCTGCTTATCAAGCCAGAGAAGCTGCTAGACAAGCTCAAGAGAAGTATGGACAATCAGCTTATGATATGTCACAGCGTTATGGTCTAGCCTCTGTAGACGCTCTTAGAGGTGTTGGTGGAGATATTACTGATGATGTAAGACAAAGAATTGCTGCATTACAAGGCATAGGTCAAGGTAATAGAGCAATGCAACAAGCATCTTTAGACATGGGATATCAAGACTTCTTGAGACAACAAAACTATTCTAATCAACAGTTAAGTCAATTAGCTGGTTTATTAAGAGGTGTGCCAGTAACACCACAACAACAAATAAGTACATATCAACAACAACCAGGATTATTCCAGACTGCAGTAGGAGCTGGATTGCAAGGACTAGGTTTATATAGAGGAATGAGCTAATGGCAAATTTAGTAGAATTATCAAATCAATTAGAAGATTTTCCAGAGCAACAACTTGTGCAAATGTCACAAGACCCAAACTCTATGTACCCCTCTTATTTAGTATTGTCTGAAATACAAAGACGTAATCAGATGAGAAAGATGTATGAAGCTCAACAACCAAAACCTGAAACAACTGTTGCTGAAGAAGTAATAGGTGAGTTTGCAGGTCAACAAGGTTTACAAGGAGCTATGGCTCAATCACCTGGTCCACAAGATGCTTTCCCACCAAGTGATATGGGTAACATGGCTCCGCCTTCTCCTATGCAAGCAATGGCTAGTGGTGGTAGAACAGGATATCAAGTAGGTGGGTTTACACCTACTGCAGAAAATCCTTATCCTACTGCTTATGATACTAGCACTCCTGTTAGTTCTGGTTTATCAGGTACTGAATTAGTATCTGAAACATTTACAGAATCTCCACAAACTAAATTTGGTGCTGCTGGTCAAAAAATATTTGAACTAGGTAGTGATGTTGCAAATTGGGCTATGGAAAATCCAGCAGATGCAGCTATTACAGGATTAATGTTTGTACCAGGAATAGGTTGGGCTGGTAGTTTAGGACTAAAAGCTATTAGTGCAATAAGTAAAGCATCAAAAGGAAAAAATCTTGTAAAAAGTGCTTTTATGAAACCAGGTAGTCCAGGATATACTTCTATTACAGGAGAAGGAGTAAAAAAAGTTGTTCCTAAAGTTGCAGATAAATATTCTCCATTAAGAACACAAGCTACAAGTTTAGGTATATTTGGTGGTAAAGAAGTTTATGATTATGGTATGAGTCCAGCAGAAGAACAGCCAAAGCCATTAACTGAAGATGAAAGAATTGCAAAAAAAGTTGCAGAAGAAATGGCTAAATTTAAATCTAAAAAAGATATTAATACAGAAATTATAGATATTGATAAAGTAGAAGATTCTAAAAAAGGATTATCAAACTTTTTACCTAACGCAGACCCAACTGCTCTAATAGGATTAGGTGGAGCTATAATGGGAGCTAATACTATAGGTGAATTAGGCAAAGGTATATCTGAAGTTGCTCTTGGTGAAAGAGCTAGAAAAGATGCACTATCATTAAATGATTTAAAAACTAGATTAACTGAAGCACAAATTACTAAATATGAAGCTGATATAGCTGGTATGCCTGTTAAACAATTAGAATTTGCTTTAGAACAATTAGATAGTCAAATAAAAGAAGGTTCTTTTGGAAGTGAAGATGAAAGACAAGAAGCTTTAAAACAATATAATCAATTATTAAATGCTTATTTAGCAAAAACTGGATTTGCTTCAGTTGCTCAAAAAAATCAAAGAAATGAATTATTAGGTTTAGTTGAAGAATTAGGATAATAAATTATGGCTGAATACAATATTGGCGGTGGAAAAAAAATAAAAATTCCAGATAATTTAGACCCTGAAACAAGATTACAGTTAGCTGAAGTTGTTAAAGATGAATATGGTATAGATATAAATCAAACATCAGCATTAGAACAATCAGTAGAATTTGGAAAAGGAATTATTAGAGGTGGTCTTGGACTAGCTTTAGATGTGCCTACAGGTATTGTTGGTTTATTTGATATTGGTAATGATAGTGCAGCATACAAAGGTCTTGAAGGACTACAAGATAAACTAAGACAAGAATCTCCATTAGCAGCAGACCCAAGATATGCTGATAAATTCTCTACAAAATTAGGAGAAGGCGTAGGTTCATTTGTACCATTCTTAGGTGCAGGTCTGGTAGGAAGAGCTTTAACAAAAGCACCAGGAGCAGCTAAAGGTCTACTATCACCAACATTTACAGCACCAGCAGCTTTAGCAGTACCAACAGGTATAGCAGCTCAAGGTGATAGACTGCAAATGGCTAGAGAGATGGGTGAAGATGTAAGTGGTCTAGCAGAAACTACTGCTGAATTATTTGGTGGAGTTATAGGTCTAACAGAAGTATTACCTATTGCTAATATATTAGGCAAGGTTCACAAGAACGCACCACTATCAGCTAAAGAAAAACTAGTATCAGCATTACAATCAGGTGCTGCAGAAGGTGGGCAAGAGGTAGCTGCAAGTATATTACAAGACCTAACAGCTAGAGGACTCTATAGTGATGAGCTTCCTATTGGCGAAAGTATGTTTGAAGAGTTTACTATTGGTGGCATTATCGGTGGTGCTGCTGATTTAGTTGTTTCTAGTATGGCTGGTAAAAAAGCTGTAAGAGACAAACAAATGGAAGAAGAAGGTCTTAGAGCCGAAGAAAAGAAAGAACAATTAATTCTAGCAAAAAAAGCAGAACTAGCTCAAGAACAAGGGACACTTGATGTAGTACAAGATACACAAGTAGTTACAGTTCCACAAATACCTGCACCTAAAGAAGTTGCAGTAGAACCACAAGTAGAAATTATTGAAACGCCTGACAATAAATTTTCTCTCATAGATATATCCAACCCTGACAGTCCTGTCGTATTAGATACCAAAGATAAACAAACAGATGCAGCTATAGCCAAACAAAAGCTATTAGATACTTTTGATGTAGCTCAATTAAAAGATACATTAGATAATGATACCTATAATTTAGGTATGGTTAATAGCTCTACTGCGTATGAAATTGGTCAAAGTGTATTAGATACTAAAGCTGCTGATGTAAATATCCAACAGTTAATTAATACTGTGCCTGATAAATCTAAAACAGAAAAAAAATTAAAGAAAATTGTAGAAGATTATACGCAACAAACAGGTAGACCTATGAGTAGTATGCCTCGTATTAATATGAAGGAAGCTAAAGACTTACTTACTACAAAAGAGTTTAATGATTTTACTTCTGCATATGCAAAGAAAACATTTCAAGTATCAGAAAAAAAAGGCGAACCATCTATTGTTGCTGATAAACAACAGCCTGATACATCAGTTAAATATGTAAAAGATATTGCAGCATCTAAAAATATTGATTTAAATTTCAATAGTCCTGCTGTTCAATATGCAGCAGAACAATACACAGGTACTGCTGATTACAAAAAAATGAATAAAGGTCAAAAAGAATTATTCTTGGCTAAACTACATTCATTACCTAAGTTCAATTCTAGAACAACTTTCCCAGACTTTAAACCAAGAGATTATTCTGCACAAGAAACAGCAGATTTTGTTGCTGAAATGAAAAGCAATAACTCTACATTTACTAGAAAAGATTTATCTATGATTGGTAAGAATGACCAGTTCTTAGAAGATTTACTCTATAGCGGTAGGGCAGAACAAGTAGAAGGAACTCGTAGCTATAAAATTAGAGATAACTTTGAATTTGATATAGCTAGAAGGGCAGAAGGATTTAATGAAACACCACAAGAGTTTGGTGCAAGACTTACTGCACAAGCATCAGAAAACAAACTTACACCAGAAGGCATAGCAGAACTTGTAGCAGCAGAAGAAACAAGACAAGAAAAATTACTACCACCAGCAGAGGTTATACCTAAGACAATTAACTATGCTGAAACTTTAGAAGAAGGTAAAACTAATAAGCTAGCAAAAGAAATTAGAAAAATAATGGATGCAAGAGGTCTTAAAGATACTGGCATTGTTGTTAGTAATGACATACTTTCTACAACTACTTTAAAACAAGTAGAAGATAAAATTGTTTATGACCCTAGACAAGTACAAGCTACAGAAACAGAAGGAGCTGTACAAGGTGAATATGATAAGAATACAGATACTATTTTCTTATCTCTTAATGCTGTAAATCCTGATGGCAATGCAACAGATATAGAAATACAACAAAGGCTTAATAAAGTATTAGACCATGAGATGGTTCATGCTTTGCGTGCAAAAGATTTAATTACTAAATCAGAATACAGTTACTTAACTAAAATGGTTAAGAAAACTAAATTTCCTAATGATATAAAAAATAGAACTTTTTACAATGAAGCTGTAGAAAGAACTGCACAAGAAAGAATTGGTAAATCTGCAGCAATGCAAGAAGAATTAATTGTAGAAGAAGCTATTGCAGAATATTTTGCAAACAAAGATTTACTAGTTAATACTCCTAAAAAAGTAGAAGGTATCTTTAACAAGATAATAGAGTTCTTTAAGTCTATGGGTCAAGCCATGCGTACTTCAGGATATAAAAACTCGCAAGAAATATTTAATGATATTGAATCTGGCAAAATAGGTTCTAGAACTAGAGATGAAATTAGAACTACAAGACTAGGCGACAAAGAAAGAACTATGTTCTTAGACAGGATTCCACAAGATAAACCTGTGTCTCCTATTGATAGAGTGCCTGGAGAAGAAATTGTTTCTACGCTTAAACCTAGAGGCATTAGACCTTTAACTATACCAAAGCCTAAACCAACACCTCCTACGCCTCCAGCAGGTCCTACAACGCCTCCTACGATACCTACATCTATTTATAATAAAAATATTTTATCTAATGAAGAATATAATTCTCAAAGAACAAATATTATTAAAGGCTTGCAAGATGCAAAAGTATTAGATAAAGATATTTTTGATAAAGATGGCAATGTAACCAAAACTATTAAAGGTAATTATGATTCTATAAAAATGATGAAATGGTTAATTGATAATGCACCGAGTAAAGATTATAAAATTATTGCACAAAAAACTCACAAATCTTTATTAGCATTAAAAAAACAAGGTAGAAAATTTCCTTTAATTTTTCAACCTAATAATGCAAATGGTTTAGGTGCAAATACAAGAGGACAAATACAACCAAGACAAGTAGATGCTTTTAATCAACCTTTTGTTTTTAGTATGGCTCTTAATGATAATAATAAAGAATTTACAAGAAATTATGATGCATGGAGAACAATTAATGGTGTAAATTTTGAAACAATATTACATGAAGGAATACATCAAGCTACATTATCTCAAATATATGCTATACAAGAAGATAGAAGTGCGTTAGCTAAATTATCTCCTAATGGAGGCACTAAAGTTAAACAAGCATATAAAGAATTACAAAATCAACAAACAAGAATAAAAGACTATTATATGAAAAAAATGTCTTTTTATAATAATTTATCAAATAAATTAAATACTAATGAAGGTTTAAAAGAATACGAAAAACAATATCAAAATGCACCTGAAATAGAAAAAGAAATTGCAGATATATATATAACTACAGTAGGAGGAAAATTTCCTGCACAAAAAATTCCTGAATTATCAGCAAAAATAAGAAAAGATAATTTTAAAAAATATTATATTGATTATATGTTGTATTCTGGTTCAGCTCAAAAAAATGGTAAAACTGCAGAATTATTAACTTTTGGATTAACTAATAGAAAATTTCAAGAAATGCTTGAATCTATATCTGCAAATAAAGATTCAACTAAATCTTTATGGAATAATTTTGTAGAAACAATTAGAAAATTATTAGAGATACCTGCAAAATTAAATACAGAATTATCTACATTTCTTAAAAATGCTTCTACAGTTTTAGACCTTCAAACAACTGGTATAAATTTTGGAAACAGAGATACAGATATACCTACTTTTAGTAGACAAAAAACTTATCCTACTACAACAGAAGAAATAGCTACTGCACCTAGAGAACTACTTGAAGAAAGTTTACAAGTAGCTAATGACCAATTATATAGAGTAGAAAGAGAGCTAACAGTAGATAGTCAAATTTTAAAAGATTTTGAAAGAACAAGTCTTGATAGACAAAAAATGAATTTAGATTCTAGAATAGCTAAAACACAACAAAGATTAAGAGAACTAGATACTGGTACAGGTCAATTACCTTTATTTAGTAGAGGTCAAAGATTTAATGATGGCACTAATTCTCAAAAGAATATTAAACTAGCAGATGCTTTAGCAGAAGCCGAAGAAACAGTTAAACAAACACCTAGGGGTGCAATACCTTTTTATAATCTAAACGCCTCAGACATGGCTTTAGAGGTTGCTCTAGAGTTTAACAAAGACTTATCTGCTAAAACACCAGAAGATATACCTACATTCTCTAGACCAGGATATGATGGCATAGACTCTGATATAGCAGAAGCATCAGAAAGACTTGGTGGTAAATATCAACCTGATATGTCTTGGGGTGCTAGAACTATAGAAGCTGTTAAAGACCCAGTTACATCTATTAATAGTTTCTTCAAAGACTTTAGACAAAACTTTATAGATAAGTTAGACAAAGTAGACAAGAAAATAATGAAAGCTTCACAAGATAGTGAAGAGGTAAGATACTTTAACAATACAGCAGATACAGCAACTATGGCTGCTTTAAGATTAGCAGATAGAGCAAGAGGTCTATTCCAAGGTATGCTTACTAGAGGATATGTATCTGATGTTATAGAAGGCAATTCAGCATTAGCAAATGTTAAAGATTTAGAATTACAGAATGGAGAAACAGGTGGTCTTATACAAATACTTGCACCATTGTTTAGTAATCCAGAAGTAAATTTAGAAAAAGTATTTAAACTTTACGCTACATTAAAAAGAGCAGAAAGTTTTGATGCCCAAGGTAAGTTAGTAGAGACACCTGTTAAAGCAGAGGACTATGCCCTAATACAAAGAATAGAACAACAACATCCAGAAGTATTAGAAGTCTATAACAACTATCAAACTTGGAATAATAAATTAATAGATTTTGCCGAAAAGAAAGGTTTGTTAGACCCTGAACAAGCTGAACTATGGAGAACACATTCTTCATACTATCCTTTCTATAGAAACATGGTAGATGATACAGGTATTAGTGCACCAGCTATTGCAGGTGGTTCATTACCTAATAACCCATTAGCTATAAAAATAGAAGGTTCAGAAGATGTAATAGATGTAGACCCAATAGAAGCTATATCAAGAAACTCATTATCTATTCTTACAGCAGCACTTAAAAATGATGGTACTTCAAAACTATTAAGAGACTTACAATCAATAGGAGAAGCAAGACCTGTTACTCCTAAACAATCAAGCAAGTTAAACACTATATTTGTATTTGAAAATGGCATTAAACAATTTTATGAAGTTGACGATATAAATTTATTTCATGGCATACAAGGAATAGGTGGAGTCAATACAGGGACAATCACTAAGATATTAGCTTTTCCAGCAGGTATCTTAAGAGATACAGTTACTCGTGACCCAGGATTTGTTGTTATCAACATACTTAGAGATACATTATCATCTGCTGTAACAAGTGGTGCACCTTATACTCCTGTTGTAGATTCAGTTAAGAATATGTTTAGAGACATGGAGAACTTAGAAAAGTTTGGTGTTCTTGGTGGGTATGACTTTTCTAATGATGAAGGTAGTGTAAAACAATTCATTACTAGAACCATGAGACAGAAAGGACTAACACCAGAAAACGGAATGTCAGCCTCTAGTGCTTTCTTTAAAGTATGGGATGGATTAGGAGCATTAACAACCAAGTCTGATGGTGCAACTAGATTAGCTGTGTACGAAGGAGTCTACAAGAAATTAAAAGAAGAAGGATATACAGAAGCACAAGCTCAATCCGAAGCTGCGTTCCAGGCTCTGGAAATAATAAATTTTGGAAGGCGTGGATTAGACCCTATGTTCAAAGTCATTACTGCTGCGATACCATTTTTAAATGCAAGAGTGCAAGGTCTTGATGTTCTGTATAGAGGATTAACTGGTCAATACTCTTCTGTTGAAAAATTACAAGAAGGAGAGACGCTCCAGGATGTACAATCAAGAATATTAAGGCGAGCAGCCCTGAACGCTGGCTTGCTGGTATCTTTGACAGCACTCTACTATATGATGGTGAGTGACTCAGATGAGTATAAAAATTTGAAACGAGAAGTAAGAGATGATAACTGGGTCATGCCTATTGGTGATGGTCATGCAGTTAAGATACCTATTCCATTTGAAGTAGGTATGCTATTTAAAGCTATACCTGAAAGAGTCTTTGATATGACAATGGGTGAAGATGCATTTACAAGAAAGTCGGTAGATGAAGCACTTACAACTACAACAAGACAGTTACAAACATCACTAAATATACCATTTTTAAATGCAAGAGTGCAAGGTCTTGATGTTCTGTATAGAGGATTAACTGGTCAATACTCTTCTGTTGAAAAATTACAAGAAGGAGAGACGCTCCAGGATGTACAATCAAG